AAAAAGGCGGGACCGAGCCCCCGCTAAGGGACCCGGCCCGACCGAGTGAGAGGCTAGTTATTGTCATCCGCTTCGATATCCACGACCTCACAGCTATTGCCGGAGCACGCGAACGTCTGAGATGACTTGGTTGAGTCCTGAAGCTCGTACTTAGAGAGTGATTCCCAATCAATCTTGGGGAAGGCAGCAGCACGCTTCTCGTACTCCTCCTTAGTGATCTCTTCATAGGGAGCCTGTGCATAGACGTGCTCGCTCCGAGGGAGGAACGAGAGTCCTTGTGCAATATCCCAGTGATCATTGTAGAGCTCAGCTCCAAGCGCCATGAACTCCTCCGGACGGTACTCGATGGTCACGGACGGGTTGTGATCCGTCCATGCCGTCTTGACCGTGTGCCAGTCCTTAAGCATGTCCTTGGCGGTACCGCGAGTGGCGGGACCTTCGTAGCCAATGACGAACTCAAAGACGTAGGTGTTGGAGGGGTTGTTCACGCAAGGCTCGCCGGGGACACCGGAGTCGAGCATGAGCTGGAACAGGGGATCCTTCACGTCAATACGGACGCGACGGATATAGTAGGGGGCGTATCGATGGTGGATACCCGAGCTCGAATCAACGAGACACGAGACAGTGCCACTCGGCTTAACAGTGGTAACCGCAACGCTGGGATTAATCCCGAGCTTGTCGGCCCACGATTGGTTAGTCTGCCAAGCCACCCGCTTGACGCGGGAGAGTATGTTTGCATCAAACGAGAGATCGCGGTTGTCCTGCATGCCCGTAAGGGACACACCGAGCAGCCGCTCCTCTTCGCTGTTTCTAGTCCAGCCAGTACGAAGGTACGGGAAATGAGTGAAACTCGATTGCAATGTTCCAATGATTGTGGCAATCTCCACTCGCCTTGTGAGTTCTGCTTCGTCCATACCGGGGCGCACAATGGCCTCGCTCAGGTTGCAGAACTGCATTGGACGGAGAGTAATTTCCCCGCAAGGGTTCGTTCCAAAGTGGTGGTCGGGGTCTCTGATCTCCGCAGAGGTCTGCTTGGCAGCCTCACGGTTGAAGATCCCACGCTCACCAGAGTAGCTACGATAGATCGAGAGCCACTCTTCCATAAACACATCCATCTCCGGCTTGGTCGTGTAGACCGCCGAGTTGTTGGCCAAGGCACGGTAGGGGTGGTTCTCCCACCAGTTGCCGCTCTTGGCACGGGCCATCTCCTGATCGTCAAGATCTGAGAGGCTGATCATGGCCGAGCGTCGAACGCCGCCCACGATGATAGAGTTAGCGATAACGCAGGCCATGTCGTGGACCTCGATAGGTCGGAGACGGCGGCCCTGTGCGTTGTAGATCGTCTTCGTAACAAACCGAAGGCAATCCTCTAGGGGTCCGGGACCCGAGGCTCGACCTCCGAAGGTCTTGAGACGCGCGCCAGCCGGTCGGATCCTCGTGAGATCCCAAGTCGGATGGACGCCCGTAAGGAGACGTCGGAGGATCTTGCCGAGGCCTTCAGCCCAGCCCATCTTGGAGTCGGAGAAGACGATGACCTCGTCCTCATCCCGATCAATGACGGAGGGCATGACAGGCCACTGGTCGATGACCCGTCGCTCCACACTGTAGCCGACCCCAGTCCCGTTCATCAGGACCAGCATCAGCTCAGCAAGGGCGGTGGGACCATCGAGATCCAGATAGCTGCAGTTGTACAGACAGGTGTTGTCCCGGTCTGCGGCAGGACCAGCGGTCATCAAGGACCGCATGGAGGGCATGACCTCAAGGTTGAGGACGGCCTCACGGACATCGGGTCGCTCGGCGATCATGGGGTGGTGACCCACCATCCAATCCCACCAGCGATCCACGGTGTCAGTCCAAGTCTCGCGTCGGCCCTGTTCGGGGACCCAGCGAGCGTATTTACTAAGGGCAATAAAATTCTGAAAAGGATCCATGTCAGTTACCTCCTGTGGAGCCGAAGCCACCCTTACCGCGAGCGGTGGAGGACAGGAGATCGAGGGATGGGACCTGCTGAAGGGTCAGCGAGGGGACCGGGACCACCACGAGCTGGAGGTTGTAGTCACCCTTCTTGAACGGCTGGCTCAGCACAGGCCGAATAACCGCTTTAATCTCTCCTCTATAATCAGAGTCGATGACGCCAACGGTGTTCTTAAGCTCAAGGCCCAGTCCAATGCCGGAGCTGGAGCGGGGCAGCAAGAACCCAACGTGACCCTCAGGGATCTCGAAGTGGGTTCCAGTGCGTAGAGTGTTGGTAACGAGACTGTAGCTCAGGGTGGGCAGGTCGAAGCCTGCGGCTCCTGAGGTTGCTTGGCGGACAGGGGTGTCGCCTTCTGAAATGTAGTATTGAATATCCATGGGAGCTCCTCACTCGGTATGGTAGACATAGGTAATTAATGGTTGCTTACTCTTGTATCTCACGTTTAGTGTATGGGGCAAACACCTCATACTGGGAGGTGCTTAGGAGTGTAGATTCGACCGTTCTCCCAGTCTTCCAGACGGAGGATGCGAGCGCATCGGGCCATCGAGAGACAGTAGTCCCAGTCATATCCACGCTTCTCATACTCCGCTGCCACGGCCACTTCCCAGTTCTCTGGGGCATGCTTGGCCAAGATCTTGGCTGCGGTCTTCTCGCCGACACCCTTGAGGCCGGGGTAGTTGTCGGTCATATCGCCCATCAGCCATTGGGAGTAGAACATGTGGTCAGCCTCCTGCTGGGAGATACGCTGGAGCAGGGCAGGCTTGATGACCTGCTGACGCATGCCATGCTCATTCTGCTTGCCCCAGTGGCTAAACTCAGGGCGGTAGTGCCAGCCCGGGCAGGACACGAGGTCCTTGTCGAGCGTCACGGCGACGGCCTTGCCAGCCGAGGCAGCCACGCCCATCAGGTCATCAGCCTCGATACGGGGGACAAAGCGGACATCGAAGTCCGACTCCATCACGTACTTGGCTTCCTCCAGTCGGGCCACCTGACCCTCATCCACCTCGATATTGTCCCGGTGTCCCTTGTAGTCGGGCCAGTAGTCTCGACGTAGATTGTTGGCTCGGCTATCCGAGAGGGTGATCTTGGTCACCGTACAGCCCGGCGGGATCCACTTCTTGATGACGTGGTGGGTGGTCCCTCGAACCTCGCTGACGCTTGAGGCTACGAAGGCAGCCCTGTGGGCGATCATGTCGCCATCGAGCAGAGCCATCTTGGGCATGTCCATGTTGAATGTATCAGTCATTGTCGGGGTCTCCAATACCGTATTCTTCACAAAGGGTCTCCCACCAGCCGGGAGCAAAGAAGGAATCAATGGTAGCTTCGCCATCGCGGAGCCGGTTCTTGATGTCCTCGAAGGCTCGGGTGAGCTTCATAGTGTCCTCTTCGGACCACTTGTTGGATTCGAGGAGGGCGTCGAGCACATCGCTGAGACCGTCGGCGATCTCTTCCTTGCCGATGTCAGCCCGGAAGGCTTGGCAGTCAGCGCAGACGCAGGACGGGAGCCAGCGGTCGGGGTGGTTACCGAGCAGGTACTTGGCACGGGCTTCGAGCTTCTCTTCGAGGTCAGCGGTGTCGCTATCATTAACGACCCACCAATCCCACAGCTGCTCGTGCTTGTCCTGCTCAGCCTCGGAGAGCATGGCAAGGCGCTCAGACTCGTGAGTCCGCCACGATGCGCTCTCCTCGGACAGTTCCCTGCTACCTTTGGACAGGAAGAGGGAGACGCCGTCGAACTCATCGGCAGCATCCAGCTCGTTCTCGTAGCGGCAGTCGTCGACGATGACGACCGTCTCCCGCCACTTGTCCTTGCCCTTGTCCCGGTTGAGCTCGGTCTGCATTTCCTTGTAAAGCGTTTCCTTCCAGAGGTTTACCCAGTACTCAGGGTCTTCCTCGCGCCGGGCAGCGCCGATTGACTGGCACTGGAGACGGTAGGTCTCGGGGTCTGCGGCCTTGAACTTCTTCCAGTCCTTACCGTAGCCGTTCTCCTCGGCCACCGCTTCCTTGAGCGGCTGAGCAAAGGAGATATGCTTAGGGAAGAATCCATTCTCGTGGGCCAGCTCGCTCAGGATCTCAGCAGCTTCAGTCTTTCCGACTCGGGCCATTCCGCCCATAGTAATTACGAACATTGTTGAACCTCCTTGAGGAGTGAGGGAACGTCCATGGCACGGGTAGTCCAGTGGAGTTCACGAAGAATAGATTGGGTGAGAGTCAAACAGTTGCTGGGCTTAGGCAACACCTTTCCGGTAAACAACCAGAGAAGGTGGTACGGCACCCCAGACGTCTTGTGGGAGTCTACGATGTGCCACAGAGGCCTCACGGAGGCTTCTAGGGGCACGTTGTAGGTAGACATAGGCTCGCCGTAGGCACGGTTGATGAGTACTGAAGGCTTCCAGCACGCACCTTCCATGTCAACGACGGGTTCCCACATCTGGTAGGTACTGTCGATGATACCTACACTGACGTGGTTCGGGGTCTGGCCCAGCCGCTTGGCTAGGCTATTGATAGGGTGGTGGGCAGCCCAGTCGTAGAACCGGACCTGATAACCACGCATCTCGGAAGACATCAGTGAGTGCATGACCAGTCGCCTCCCTTACCGTACTCAGCGTCGACAGGCATGTTGAACTTGAGCTCGGTACCAGCGTCGTTGGCAGCCTGCACGAGCAAGGCACCAACCTCGTCAGCGATGGCGTCAGGACAGGAGACCTGAACCTCATCGTGGATCCAGCCGTGGATCTGGTATTGACCGGGGAACTGAGCTTCGAGTCGCTCCTTGGCGATCTTGAGCCAGACCTTGGAGATCACAGCGCCGCAGCCCTGAAGCAGGGTATTGAGCGACTTGTGAGACTCGCGGATCTGGACGGCACGACCGTCGATAAGCCGGAGCTTGCCGGTCTTGTTGGCCTTCCACTGCGCCTTCTCAATGAGAGTCTTGAGAGCAGGCACTGCAGTGAAGAAGGACTCCTTGAGCTGCTTGCCGCGCTTGGCATTGCCGTCAACGATGGATCCGATCTTCGCATCGCCAGCCCCGTAGATCAGGGCGTAGATAAACGTCTTGGCGTCGTTGCGTGTCGGCAGACCAGCAGCGAGCTGGTTCTTGGTGTGGATGTCGCCTTCGAGGATTTCTCGGGCATAGTCACCGTCATCGTAGGGGGCCATGTAGTGAGCGAGGCATCGGAGCTCGATACCACTAAGGTCGCAACCCACCAGCGTCCAGCCCGGCTTGGAGGGGCCGAACAACGTACGGCATCCCTTGTCAGACGGAACCTGAGCGAGGTTGGGCTGTGAGTGTGAAGCGCGTCCCGTAGCCGTACCTTGTGAGTTGGTACGACCATGGATGGTGATGCCGCCGGAGGCCTCGCAACGTGCGATCCAATCGGCCAGCATACCACGCTTCTTGTTGATGTCACGGTACTCCAAGCCGAGAGCGGCCTCGGGGTACGTGAGCTTACGCAGGGTCTCTTCATCAACGATGGCATTGCCGACGTCAGTGGTCTTGGGCTTCCAATTGTAACGCTCGGTGAGCCGCTCGGCCCACTGCTTGGAGCTGCCGGGGTTGAAGATAGTGACCTTGTCCTTGAGTCGCTTGCCGGTCTTGTCGGAGTAGCGCTCTTCGGTAATGGTCGGGAACGACTGTCGAAGTTCGTCCTCGATCTGGGCCGAACGTACAGTAAGGGTCTGCTCGTACTCGATGGCAGCGGTGAGGTCGAAGCCCCAGCCGGTCTCGGCCATCTCGTTGCATACAACAGCAATAGCATTCTCGAACTGCACGAGGTCAGTGAACTTGGTGTAGAAGGGGAGCTGCTTCTGGAACACGCTGACGTTACCGTCGACGTCCTGAGCACAGTACTCCATCATCTCTTGGGAGAACAACTCCCAGCCACCATTGTAGTCCTGCTTGTGGTTGCCGCTGAAGGCAGCCCAGTCGCGGAGACTCTGACCGTTCAGGCCACGGGGGAGTTGGGATCGGTCGGGGTACATAAGCCGACCGACGATGAGCGTGTCAAACATGACGCACTCGGAGGAGGGGGTCCAGTCCAGCAGCCGCTGCATGATACGGTTGTCGTATCCGATGATGTTGTGTCCGATGAGCATGGTCGCCTTGGACAGTAGAATACAAGCTTCGTCGAGATCGTCGGGGCCGAAGCTCCACTTCTCGCCAGTGTCAACATCCTGCACACAGATGCAGTGGACCGTAGTAGCGACCGTCTTGAGTCGCTTCTTGGTATCCATTTCGATGTCAACGAGCCCGTTCGCTTCGATATCATAGCACAGTCTCATTGAGGGATCCTTTCTAAAAATCAATTTCGTCAATACCGGGATCAAAGGTTACGTTACCATTGTCGTCGGTCTGCCAGTCGGTCTCTTCCATGCGACCCGTCTCGCTGTTGTAGTACAGGGCGGTAAGGATACCTTCCTTCATACCAGCACGGGACTTGAGAGCACGAATGGTGCTAGTGTTGGATGCTCGCTCGTCTTCGAGCTGACGGTTACGTTCGAGAACGAAGACACCGTTAGGCACGGAGCTGAGTGAACCAGCACCCTTGAGGTCCTGCAGGGTGATGCGGTAGCCTTCCTCGAAGGCCTTGTCACCCTTCTTGAGCTGGGAGATGACGTCGATGTGGACGCCGGTCCGCACAGCCAAGGCACGCAGGTCCTTCATGAGCGCATCAATGATGAGTCGCTCGGAAGAGCCACCCTCGGTGTCCTTGCTAGCGTTGGACATGAGGTCGGTAGCAGCAGCCGTAACGTGGTCGATGATGATGACCTCGACGTCGTTGGCTACGGCCAAGGTCTCACATCGCTTGAGGATGTTAGCCAGACCGTTGGCACCTTGGTGATCGTAGATGTGCAGGTTCTGACCGTGGAGCCAAGCCTGCGCTTCTCGCATCTCATTCTCAGACACATCGTCGATGACACCACAGTCAATCTTCTCTTCGCCAAGCTCAGCCATGGTCGCATCCAGCTCACGCTGCATGAGGATCTTACGGATAGGCTTGTTGGTGAGGAGGGTCATGAGGTCTTCCATGGTCTCGGTCGGCGACTCCTCAAGCATGATCATGCCGACACCGCGGCCCTGCTTGAGGTGGTTGTAGGCCAGCTCACGAACGAAGGTAGACTTGCCCGAGCCGGTACCAGAAGCGTACAGGTTGAGTTCGCCACTACGCTGACCAAGGGTAGACTTGGTGAGCTGAGGCCACGGGAAAGGCCAGACCTTCTGCTTCTTCTTCTCGCTGAAGATGTCGATGTCCGAGGCGTGGAGGATCTCGTCCGGGGAGCTCATCTTGGCTTCCCAGAACGCCTTGATCACGTCAGCTGAGAAGCCCTTGACCAGACACTCGTTGGCGTCCTTCATGGGCAGCTTAGCGATCTTGCACTTGCCGGGAGGCAGGATGTCGGCAACCTTAGAGGCAGCCGCTTGGCCTGCATCATCCATGTCGAACATGAGGATGACTTCGTCGTATGAGTTGACGAACTGCAGGTTGCGCTTGATCTCCTTGACGGCACCGGCAGCACCGCCACCGATGGAGACCACAGGGTACTTGACGCCCTGAAGCTGAGACATGGTCAAGCAGTCGATCTCACCCTCGGTGATCACGAGCTTCTTGCCACCCTCTCGCCACAGGTGCTGACCCCACAGCTCAGCCTGCGAAGGCTTGCCCAGCCAGAAGAAGTCCTTGACAGGAACTTCCTCGGTGACCGAGCCGGTCTCGGGGCATCGGTTGATCTTGAGCGTCTGTCGAACGTGCTGAGCAACCAGAGTACCATCGTTAAAGTAGTTGGCAATCTGGAACTCACCGTTGTCGTTGCGGAGTGACTGGTACCCATAGGCACGGACGGCCTTGATATCCAGTGACCGCTCAGGGAGGGGAGCGATCTCACCCCGTCGCACCTTGAAGGAGGCAGGAGCAGCGGAGGCCGCTCGGCCAACACTCTCTCCATTACCCTTCTCGTAGTGCTCACAGGCAAAGCAGTAGCCATGCCCATCGCTGTAGCGAACGAGGTTGTCGCCACTATTGTCCTTGCCTTGCGCTCGGCAAGACGGGCAGGCTTCGGTGCCAACCTTTACGCTCTCAGCTTCATGGGTCATCATGCGTTCCTCCATTGTTCGAGGGTCTTCTTGTACTCAGGGGAGTCGTTGCCGAACTCTTCAGCAACCTTGATCAACTCCATGCCCAACCTAAACTTTGATAGATCTGTCGTTCTGTTCCAGTCACCCTTGCCGCCCTGTCGGTTGACGGAGCGGCTCACCTTCATCCTCTTATTCTGTTGTTCGGCCGATCGCTTGTCACCACCGGTACGGTTAGGGTCTCTGCTCATGTTAGTCTCCTTGATCGTCTGTAGGTTCGTGGTCTAGTGCGTATATGTTGAAGGCGATGTACTCGTCTCCAACCGGCACCTTGACCTTGGTAGCGTTGATTTCATAGATACGATTGTCGTTGAAACTGTACTCACGTTGCAGGATATCGATGAAGGGCTTGAAGCAGTTATCGAGATCCGATGACCGGTTCGAGAAGCCCGCTCGTATCGTCAGGGCTAGAGGTCCCTTAGGTGGGAGCTCCAGCCCCGGAAGGAACAAAGGCAGTTCAGTCTCGTAGTTACGATACTTGGCTGTCTTCCGTTTCCTTCCCATGTACGCCTCGTTCATGCTTAGAGGCTTAAGCGTACACCAGTACAGTTCCTCCTCAGAACGGGAGGTCATCGTCGTCCTCAGCGACGACCGGATCCGCAGCAGCCTCGGGAGCATCGTCCTCGAAGGCATCCTGAGGAGCAGGAGCAGACGCAGCACTGTAGCCACCCTCGATGGTATCGAAGGGGTCGTTACTGCCGCCACCACCATTGCTGTTCTTCTTGACAAGCTGCACACCGTCGAGGAAGAAGCTGACGGTGCCATCACGGTCGAGCTTCTTGGCGGTGAGGGCCACGTTGACAACGTCGCCACCCATGGCAGCATCGCAAGGGTTCTTAGACGAGTCGACGCACTGGAAAGACTTGGCGTTCTCCTTCATGATGAGGATCTTGTTGGTGAACTTGATGACCTTCTCACCCTCGCCGGTCTGACTGTCGGTGAAGGTCCGGACACCGTTGGCCTTGGAACCACCGAGCTGCTTGACGACCGCACTGAGCTTGGTCTTGACCTCATCGGTCAGCGCCACGGTCACGGAGAAGTTAGGATCGAACTTGGTGTCCGGGGTGTGGAGCCAAGCGAACTTAACGGTGAGGTTGTCGAGACGGAGGCGGATGTTGGAGTTGTTCATAGGTGAATTCCTTTCAATGAATTCGGTGTAGTGATTCAGCGGTACTGTTCAAGGGGCATCGGTTCAAACGCGGCGTAGTCTCCATCAAGCACGATACCACATCCGAGGATAGGTCGCTTGCTGTAGATCTTAGAGTAGTCCATGTAAGGGGACGTGGGGTCGGTGCCGCAACCAACCTGTAGTCCGAAGTAACGAGCGCTCTTGTTGGCACCGTAGCAGACGCCAGCCTGAGCATGGAAGTGGCCTTGCACCACCGAGGTGAACTCCATCTGAGCGTTGAGGAATGCAGCGTTCTGTTGGTTGCTGCGTCCCTTGTCGCCGTGACGGTAGATCACATCGTCGATCACAAGGTCGTGGTGACGAGCATGGATGGTCCACCCACCGGGCAGTCCAACCAGATCCGAGAGTGACTTGAGCATGCTCGGAGGAAGACCGACCTCGGCTGCTTGCCGGGTAGGCAGGGCCGAGTGGTTACCGATCATGTAGTCAACCTCAGGGAAGATCCTCGTAAGCATAGCGATCTGCTCACGGGCATCTTCCATCTCCTGCTCAATCGACTCAAGGCCGAACTGAGTCTGATGGAAACTGATAGCATGGAAGTCAACGAGGTCGCCGATGTGGACGACCCGGTCGCAATCCCATTGGGTGTACATATCTTCAAGGAAGGTAGGGTAACCCTCCAGCATAGCGGGGCAGTGGGTGTCTCCGATTACAAGTACTCGACTCATCAGTTGTCCTCCGGCTTAGTGTATCCAGCGTAGTCGTCCCAGACGTAGCCGAGAGACTCCATCAGGTCGGCCATGTCTTCCAAGTAGATCACGGGGATCTCGGGGGTCTTGTCTTCAAAGGTACCCTCGAAAGGGCATTCGTTAGTGTCGTTACAGTTACAGTCATCACAGGGATTCATAGGGTCGCTCCGTATCGAGGATCATGCAGTTAGGGATCTTGTGGACGCTGGCGCACTCTTGCGAGCCGAGCGTGTCCGTGAGTGTGAGGTAACCTTGCTGGTCATCCTCGTCAACATGTAGGAGGAAGCCTACCGTCTCCATAACCGGACACGGTTCCAAGGCCCACTCCTTCGCATCGTCAAGGTCGACCCACCCGGGTCCACCATGAGTAGCGGCGTCAATCCAAGTCACCTTAACCAAAGGCATACTCTGAATCGAGGATGTCTCTGATGTTGTACTCTCCGAGCTGGTAGTGGTCGAAGAGTCCGTGTTGGTCGTCGACCCCGAATCCCATAACTGCTTCGGCGTGATCAAGTAACCCTCGGAGTTGGTCTGATAGATGAATCGCATAGAATTGTTCCTTGATGATCTCTCGCATAACCGGCACGTCTTCGGCCGGACATCCGAATGAATCATGGATAACTGATTGTTGGATAATGCCTACGGCAACCATGCCGTTGACACTGAGTGACATATGAGCGCCGTCGATGCTATGGATCCAGTTGGGAGGCATAGCGGTCGCGGCCTTGATTGCATTAGGTTCGTCAACAAGGTTCTCAACCAAATCCATCTGAACCTGATACTTCTTATCGAAGCCCTTGTTCCAGACTTCAGCGGATATGTTGAGCGGGCGGTGCTTGGGATAGTAGTTGATGACCTCAAACCCGTTTGGTGATCGCCACCAGAAGGGAGTGTTGGTCTCATTGATGAAGTACTTGGTAAGCATCATCACGAACTTCTTGCCGTGATTGATAAAGCGCATCTGCTTTTCCTTAGATTCGCAGATCAACTTACCGAGTTCTGACGTACCGGCTGATCGCTGCTCTTTAGGCAGCCAGTTGATGTGACCCTCTTGCCGGACATACGTCTTGACCGAGTGGTCAGAGATGCCGTACGGGTCACACATCACTGAGCGCTTGCATACCTTACGAGGCATGCCACCATCCCAGTGCTCAAGGAACTTGATACGCCAAGGGTTTGGGGCCTCAGCACACAGTTCCGTACAACCATCAGCAACGAACTGATACAGGTCTTGAGGGACAGGGGTGTCCATCAGGTTGACCTTCTCAGCCACAGCCTTGTCCCGAGTGATCGCAGCCCAGTGCTGAACACCGTTGCATGACCCATCCAGTTGGACAGGCAGGCTAGAGTATCCAGTACGGAGTGCTTCCATCAGGTCAAGAATGCGTGCAAGCCTGCTCCAAGTAGCGTTCTTCATCTTGGAGTCATCTTCCCATTCACGGACAGTGCCATACGGGTCGGCTTCGATCGCCTTCCACAGGTCCATCCGTTCCTTTACCCACTTGACACGATCGTCGAACGAGGCTTTATCGAAGCCCATCTCATTCGAGAGTCCGACCATCAGCCAGTAGATACCAACCTTGCTCACCTTGTAGGGCGTAGCAAACTGGATGAGGCCCCGGTTCATGTCACAACCTTGAGGGTTGAGGTAGGCCGAGTCGGAGTAGAACCGACCGCGGAAGTCTACGAACCAAGCATGCCAGAAGGTCCGACCTTTGTATTGGTTGGCTGCTTCCAGCAAGGTCAGAGCCATGATGCGAGCAGTCTTCGCTCGGTACCATTGGCTATGTGCCTCAGCCTTGCGCTGCATGAGCGCCTTCTTCTCTTCTGGGGTAGCGTCTTCTTGCCAACGCTCGACAATGACTGGCTCGGGCTGACTCACAGGGAGCCGACCGACCGCAGTGTTTGCCGTCCAGAAGTTCTGCATGACCTCGTGAACCTTCGTATTGACAGTCCACTCTACACGCTGAAGGTTGTTGACAGTAGCACGACTAGCGTCACTATGTCTCTTGATGTCAGCACGTCGAGTAACATTACGAGAGGCTTCTGTAGGGTCAGCATCGGGTTCGTCATCGGTGAGGATAGTAGCGGTGTCGCCAGTAACATATCGAGCACGCTTCCTCATGTCCTCGCTCCGCCAGCCACCAACCTCATCCTCGGTAAGATCCAAGGGTCGGCTGATGAGTGGATACTTGGTGGGAGACATGACTGCCTGAAGTCGGTCAGCATGGTCCTCCAAGAGAGCGATCACCTCGTCGGTAGGGCGGACGATGGCTACCCTATCGAACTTCTTATTCCTATCACGTCGGGTCTGAGGCGGGATGTCCGCAATCAAACCAGCGTGCTTACCGATCTCGATCAGCGACCTAGCAAACTTCATACGCTGCTTGTTGGTCCACGTATCGAGAGCACCAACCTTCTTAGCGAAGGCCCTACGTCTTCGTGGCTCCCAGTTGCGGAAGTACTTAGACTGCTCACGGTAAAACTCAGGCTGCATCTCACGAGCAGCGAAGAAGGACAACATGTCCCAGAATGTGTTCGAGAGGAGTTGACTGAAGAAGGGTACGGAATAGGTACTCCGGCCTCCATCACCGTCCGAGGACAGTGCAAGATCCTCACGATCACGTCGGTGTGAGATAGTCTGGAGAAGCACTTGAACAAACAAGTACGAACTCCTTTCTACTCCTAGCCGACAGACAGGTTCCATGAAGGCAGGCAAGCGAGCACGTTCACGATCATCGTTAAGGTAGTGATCGATACATGCTTGCAACGCTCCCATCATAGGATCCATAACTTGTTTCAGTACGTCTACGTCTGGACGCTCAAAGGCTTCCTCGTAGTCCGAACTGATCATGGCCTCGATCCATCCCAACTCACGATCAACTTGTTCGCTGATCAGGCTTTGGCGACGTTCGTGACCTAAGGTATCCCAATGGTACATCTAGTGTTCTCCAGTGATGTAGTGAAGGATAGGATTCTTACTCTTGTATCTCACGTTTAGTGCATAACCAAAAGCGGACCTTACGCATGCACATGGCAACTAAGGCTAGTGCCAGCCCACTTCAACTCTGTAATCTTAGCAGGATTGACTTCGGAAAGCAAGAGGAACTTATCGGCCTGCTTCCTAGCATCCTCAGTACGGTGCCGTTGGCTTCGACCCTTAAGCCGGAGTTCCACACGGACCGGATGGCCCTTCTCATGGAACTTAGCCAACTGAGCAGCCTTACGCTTGAGGTCATAGTCTTGTTCCACCACAGAGATCTGGATGGTCTTCTTCTTCTTATCCTTCGTCATCGTCATCCTCCTCCTCTTCCATAAGTAGGTCAAGTAACTCTTCGATTTCCTCATCGGTCAGGTCAAGTGGGTCCTCATCCATCTCAGGCCACAACTTATCTACAGCCTTGTTGATAACATCCATCGCTTCCTGCTCCTCGTCAGTGAGCATGCCCGGTTGATTGTCAGTGAGCATGTTGATCAGCATGACGTTCTCCAGCATGTCGAAGATAAGGTCACTTACGTTGGTGGTTCGGTCTTCCATCAGGAGAGTCCTCGGTAGTTCTGATGCCACAGGAGGCACCATTGATCGATGCGACCCCGCACCAGTAGGGATGAGGCGAACTTGCTATCGTATCCCAAGATACTAGCAGCGATCGCAGTGTAAAGAGCAGCGTTGGGGTACAACTTCTTGCCCGTCTGAGCCTGCACCGTAGTGGTCAGGTCCGTAAGGTCCATGAGCGTTTCCGTGGATAGGTGAGTGTGAAGGCTCTCGAAGATCGGGTCAGGCTCTCCCGTATACCACGAGGACCCGAATCCCGGCACGATGTTCCACGTCTGGAGGTACAGTGGCTCGCTCCGTCGCTCCCAGACCTGCATGGCCTTGTCAACTGGAGCGTGATGTCCGCCCAGCGTCAGCAGGCCAGCAGCCAGCGACTCAGACAGATCCTTGCCGATGGAGGCACAGGCCTTGAGTACTGAGGTCGAGGCACACTCCCGCTGAGCCAACTCACTGTGCAGTTGGAGGATAGCGAGGTGCAGTTCATTTTTTTGTTCGCTCATTAGCGTAGTCCTGTAGAGGTGAGAGAAGATTGTCAACGTGGCACAGCATCTCATCAGCGGCAGCCCGATCGGATGCCTTGATGGACGTGAGCCAGTATTCCTTGCTGACTAGCGTTGCGGTGACCAACTTCTTGTTGGACAGGATGACAACGAAGACAGACTCGGTGTCCCTTAGATACTGCCCATCGATGTCGAAGCGTTCAGCGTACTTACTGGGAGGTCGCTTGGTGTACGTCTTGAGATCAAGCATCGCACCTTGCGTCTTCAGCAACTCGATACGCCGAACAACCTCATCGTTGTACGATCGAGCCTTGTTCATCTTAGGGTAGATATACTTAGAGGTGAAGGTCATGGGATCCTTTTAAATTGGCTACCAAGGTAAGCGTAGCCGGGTTCACTGTCGTTAGCACCGGGCTTATCGAAGCCGGGGCGGAGTTTGGTTCGGTTGATCTGCTGGGTACCGATACGGTTCTCGATGTCGATCCAGTAGTACCCTCGGTCGCATTCGACGACCCAGCGTCGGCTATCACAGGAGCGGTACAACTCTTCCATCTTGTCGATCTTATCCGTACTGATGGTGAGTCCACCGAAGCGATCGTAGTGGGTGATGTTTGGCATCTTACGACGCTTGAACTCCACAGCCAGCACACGACCGTCCGGCGTAGTGACTTCCATGTCAGCAGTAGCAAAACGTCCTAGGTGGTCGACCTTCTCAGCAAAGTTGTTTTCGAGGAGGTAGTTAGCAAAGCGTTGCTCGTTGGTGTCACTAGTCTGGTTACTATACGTCGGCATTAGTTCGGTCGTTTCGGTAGGGGTGTTTCAAAGTAGATTTCGATCATACGTTCCTTAGCCCTTGCCCACTCCCATGCTGCACCCGGCGACTCTTCGTAGCCATGCAGAAGGTAGATAGCATCAACTTCTCGGATAACCTTCAGGTCACGGCGAGCAGCCTGCATGTAGTCGAAGCGGGTGAACTCACGGTCAGGGTCAAGTCCCGCCTCGATGTCCATCTCAGCAGGGTTGATGACTTCCCAGCCAGCCTCACGCAGTTGCACAGCCTTGCGGTTGAAGGCGTCGTAGCCATTGTTGGGCATGCCGGACATAGGTCCAGCAATGTAGATCTTTCTCATTCGTAGTTCCCATTAGCACCGGCATTTCGGTAGGAGTCAACGTCAGGGTCGAGGGGCCGCTTGCTTGCCTCGATGGCACGCTCGATAGCAGCGACAGTTTCACGGGCAGCAGCCAGTGCTGCATAGAGATCAACCATTGGCATGTTCAAAAGCCTTCATAGATAGGGGGAAATGGGTATGGAGATGATAACTGACAGCGTCAGCATAAGGCCAGCACTCGGCTTGAGCGTGACTATCACCACGGAGTTGGATAAAGCGAGACCATGCTTGCAGGCTACCCGTCCAGATCCATTCAGTCATGGTATTCTGGGGAAGGAACATACGAGCCTGCTCAGGACATACGCCCTTACTAAGCAGAGCACGGTAGTCAGAAGCAGCCTCAACAGCACGAGCACGGACATCCTCGTACACAGCACCTTCCACAGGGACGGCACCCTCGGACACCGAGCCCTGCTTCATGTTAGCAGGTCGTTGCCGAAGCGTAACAGGAACGAAGAAGGTTGGAGGGTTGTCAACGTAGCGTCGGCTAACCTCGTTCCAAGCGAACCCGATGACATGCTTCTGGAACTGACGAGCGATGAACATAGGGGCATGGAAGCGGAACTTCAGGAAGCAGTGAGCGAAGGGACTCCAGTGGTTGTGCTTGGCAAGATACTTGAGCAACTTAGCATTAGCATCCACACTGTATCCAGCAGCCTTCTTATCGAAGGACACACGGGCTGCATCGCACACTGCATCATCGTTACCCATCACACTAACAAACTCAACAGGCTCGATACTCTTTCTATCGATGCCATCAACAATATCGATCATTGTTCTCTCCTAGTAGTGTAATCCATCAGTCGGCACCCTCACAAAGGGTATCGGCTTTCTTGTTATAGTTACGAAAGTTTCGTAGACACTTCTCAAGGGTATACGGTCCTTCGTTCCACTGAGTCGAGATGCCGCAGATCTTTACCAGATCAGACTCAGTGAGGACATAACCAGCAGCGGTACAAACAGCAGCCGCAGCGTAGTAGTCTTTCGTCGTCCAAGCAACCTGAGCAGACATCTCGTAGTGCCAGATCAAAGCACCGACGAAGTGATCAAAGGTATGATCGTTGACATAGGTCCAGCGATCATCCTCATCACCATCAAACTTGAACTCTACACAAACGCCGTCGATCCGTCCGGTCGAAGCGCGGTAGATGGTATCGGTCTGTCCCGGAAGAGTGTACTCGACGGCGGTGGAAAGGATAGGGATAAACATGTCATCGTGGTCGATCATTGGTATTCCTTAGGTACTCGCCAGTTGTCCCAGCGGTTCATCAAACGAACGAAGAGGTAGGGCTTGGTAGCCCAACGTACTACTCTAGTCATCAGTCGGTCCATGCGTTTGGATCCTCGTCACCAGCGTCGTGACCGTCAGTCTGCAAGGCTCGTCGATGGTCAGCCAGAGGGTTGTGGGTAGCACGAAGAGCCTCATGGAATCTAGTGATGCTCGACAGGAGGACTCTAGCGGTAGGGAGGTCGTTAGGGTCAGGTAGATTCATTGGTTTCCTTTGTTGTTCCTAGGTTCTACTTTACTTACTTTCTTTACTCTTCAAAAGAAGACTTAGGGATTGACCCAAGTCTTAGCCTTGAGACACCGATGACCATGGTTGAGATAGTCTATGACCTCAAAGGTCGGCTCTTCGTAGTAGTTATGGAAGAGTGAGATGCCAACCCAGTAGTAGACATTAGTCTTGTCAACGGTCTCGAAGTCATCCGAGTACATGTCATCACACGTCTCGACGGTCATACTAGAGCCAGCACCACCAGCAGTGACCTTGACAATGACGTCGTCACACTTGTATGTGCGGGTCTCAGTCATAAGCAACGGAAGATGTCGGATGAGGTAGTCACCGTTCCACTCGCCAGCGTCGGGGGTGTTGTTGTCATCATGAGTATCGTAGGGGTCGGACATGGTGGTCTCCAGAATGGTGAGTGTGAAAGGGATCAGGCCCGCTTCTTACTGAGATAAGCAAGCCAGCACATGAAGCAACGCTTCTTTTTCTTACGGTGAACTACAGGGTTGAAAGCCTTACATACGGGACAATACTTTACGTCCCTATCTAATCGCATCAGCCAACACCAGTTGACGTCGGAGGTACACTTGATACTTCTCAAGGATACGTTCGAAGCAGAACGACTTGAACCTATCCTTCACTACATCCGAGGACAACTGATACGCCTCATCGACGATACCATCGACGTAGTTGACACGCTCATAGATCTCAAGATCAACCATATCCGGACTGTCCTCATCAAACGTAGTGACCATCAACTGTCCATACGATACTGAGATGAACACGTCTTCCATGTTGATCTCGTCCATAGCGTCATCAGCGAGGCTGTAGATATACTCAGTCATGCGGTTCATTATGCGGTCTCCACTTGCCAGCAGTCTTCCATGCTGGTGATACGATAGGCCTCGATGATATACGATTCAACGATAGCAGCCGGATGTTGGTTAGGGTCTTGAACGTAGAAGTTCACGAGGACATCATCCCGTCCCTCGTAGTTGTACATGTTACACCTCTCGTAGTTGATAGGTCCCATGTCCGCATCTCGCAGTACGGTCTTCAACTCTTGGTACAACGCATCACCTTCCTTGAGAGGTTCGGTGCTACGTCGTGATGGCGGCGGTGCTACACCCTCTGCACTCTTCTTGATAGCCTTTTCGCTTGCTGATTCACTCATTAGATTATCCTTGCCTTCCATACTCTAGTGATATGTTCGGTGAACCGATACTTCTCGTGTCGATCCTTGAAAGCCTTAGCACATACATGCTTTTTACCTAGGATGACCACACTGTATCGGACAATGTGTTCCCATCTACTAATCATTTAGCCAACTCCTTCTTTACCTTAGCCCAGTACTTGATGGTGGCAGTCTTCTTGTAACCGTTAGGTCCACCATTCCAGATGCGAGCCCGATCCTCGTCAGTCACAGGCCGACCGAGCCTACGCTTGGTTGCGTACCTTGCCATGTAAGCGGACCATACACGCTTGGAGTATGCGAGGTCGGCACAGTCTTCATATCGACCGGGGAGGTTAGCATCTTGCCAACAGCCCCGATGAATCTGGAGAGGACCGAGGGCGGCTCCTCCGTCGCCCCGGATAGCACCAAGTCTTCCGCTAGTCTCGACCATATGGATAGCATCGATAAGTTCCTTGTTAGTAGTTGCTGCCTCAGTCCCAGTTGTTAGGGCGAGAACCGTCACGCTCAGTGTCAGTAGCCATCTCATTCTGAATCCCTTCCGTAAGACCATACACATCCTGTGCAAGACCCTTGACGGTATTGCAGCCCGTGAGTGTGAACGCGAAGATCAGCCCAGCCACAACGACCAAGCCCCACTTGATGACGAACAGGTTGACTTCTTCTCGGTTACTCATAATAGCCTTTTCCTTCCTAGTGATTAGTGATCCTTACCCTCAGCCATCGCCAGACACACGCCAGCGTTGGCTACTCCATAGGCCAGCCACATACAGGCGAAACCCCACTCTTTCTTACTCAAGTGATACACACCCTGAGCGACGTATAGTACGCCGACGGTAATAGGGATAATGTACCGCATCATCGTCGGGGCATATGCCAGTGGACGCGGCGGCTAACCTTAGCCAGCAGCGAAGAAGTGAGTGTGAACAAACGCCGGGCTCGTCGCCCCAGTGTACGCTCCCGTTCTTCGAGGAGTACGCGGATACTACGTCGAGCGATCTCAAGGTCGTTAGCCAGAACAGCAACGTCAGTACGCATGCCTTCAAAGTAACGATCTCCCAGTCGGATATAGTCTCCATCCTCCAGATCCTCAGCAGTAATGAACTTCATAGCCTCGGCATACTCAACCATACCCTCGTTGATAGCCTCATGGATATCGCACCAGTCAGGGAT